AGCTTAACGAGCATCTGCTCATAGGCAGTTGCATTGCGCAGCGGGACGGCAGCCCGCTGCGCTGTTTCAGAGGCCGAGACCCGCATCATGTGACGCGCTGCGGGACTCGTCATGGCTTACTCTCCGCCTTCGTTATTTGCAGGCGCGGAAGCGCTTTCCGGCGCTGCCGGTGGGGTAAAGTCACCGAGCTTGATGTTTTCAATCAGGCAACCGGCGGCATAAGCCTCGACCACATAGTCAACATTCATTGACTCATAGTTTTCGATGCGGTCTTTCTTCGGGTTTTCGATGATGCTGCGACGGTGCGCGTCATCCATGAAGTAGATAGACAGGTTGTCGAGACGCGTCACCATCAGTCCATCTGCCGGGAAGTAAGGCACGCGCACGGCTGGCAGGTTGCCGATGCGTTTCTGGCTGATGATGATGTCAGCGGCCAGCGACTCGGTGTTTGCCTGCTCTTTGTTGACGATCGGGAAATATTTATCCGCCATCAGCTTACGCCCGGTGATGACAACCAGCTCCGGGTCATCCTGATAAATCTCGTCAATCAGGTTGCCGGTGGCATCCATGACCAGCGCGTCGAGGTTCGCATAGTCGCCGTTTTTACCCACGCGGATCACGTCTGAAATCACCGCACCTTCTTCGTCGGTGATTTTTGACATCACGCGCGCTGGCGCTTCATTGCGGTACTTCTGCAGCCAGCCGATCGCCACGTCCTGCAGCATCGGATTCTTTTTGCGGTCGGACGTCGCCGCGCGCTCGATGCCGTTGAAACCGGCCATGATGAAATCGAGGGACTGACGTTTGATGATGGCGTCACGGATACGGGTCTGGAAGTCCTGGAATCGCGCCCACAGGTCGAGCTGTTTGTAGCGGATATGGAAATCAAAGTTAATCTGCGCACACTCGTATTTATTGGACTCCAGCGCGGTAAAGTCTGCGGTTTTACGCTCATCATCACCGGCGGTGTCGGCAGTGCTCGCAATCGTGCCGTTGACGCCCACCCCGACTTTTTCGCCTTTCAGCTCGTCGACCGGCACGATGTTGATTTTGGTCAGAAACGCGGATGACATCTGCAGGGTGGTCATCAGGGTTTGCGTGACCGACGGCTCGACGGTGAATTTTTTCGCCACGTCATCAGTGGAAACGCCGTTCAGCTCCGCAACGCGGGACAGGTAGGCATTAAATTTGAAGCGGGTATCTTTACGCATGGTTTTTCCTGTTCGGGTAAAAGGGTTCAGGCCGGACAACGCACCCGGCGCGTTATCAGCAGTTGGTCAGCAGCTCGTCGCCCGTACCGCCTTTTGAAAGCTCGCGGCGCGGCTGGCGCTGGCTTTCGGTGCTGTCGAGGGAGCTTTTCAGGGAGGTAAACGCCTGCGCGTTTTCATCGACTTTGCTGGTCACGTCCTGCTTAAGCTGCGCAAAAGCGGTCTCCAGCTCGGTGACGCGCTTATCGGTGGCGTTGAGATTGGTTTGTACCTGCTCGGTAACGGTGGTCACCGCCTCATGTACATCTGCGAAACGGGCGTCATCGCTGGCCTGCTTACGGCCAAAAATGGCTTTGACCTTATCGGTCAGGCTGTTGAGCATGGTGTCGGGAACGTCCTCAAACTCCAGCTCAGCCAGTGAAGCCACAGAAAAAACGTCGTCCGGCTGGTCTTTTTTACCGGCGAGCGGGTTCTGCGTGGCGCGACTGCAGAATTCGAGGTATTCCGTGCCGAGGCTTGCCGGGTCATCGGTGACGGCCAGGCCAACGAGGTAACACTTGCCGCTGTTGGCAAAGTTCGGACGGATCTCCATGGAGGTGTAAACCTTCTGCCCGGCCTTAACCATGCTGACCAGCTCGTCGAGCGGCTGGATTTTGCCAAACAGCGCTTTTTTGCCATCGAGCGCAGAGCCATCGCTGATAATCTCCGCCTTAAGCTCGGTTACATCGCCATAACGTTTAAACTGGCTGTCAGGCATCAGCCCCCGGATATGTTCGAGGTTAATGCGGCAGCCGTAGACGCGCGGGTCGAACGTGTCGGCCATATCCTGAATATCATCGCCGCTGATGACGCGGCCATCGCAGGTGTCACCCTCGACGCCGATGCGAAACCATTTAGAAACTTTCTTTGCCATTGTTCAGGTGTCCTGATGTTGGGTTTTCGGGTCGGGTTTAGTTTCCCGACTCTGACCCGTATCAGCCACCGCTTGCGCTCCTGTTAGATCTGATACAACAGGCACTTAGCGCGAATAACCCCCTATTTCCTTAGCCTTGCCACGTCACACCAAAAACGAGGCAAGCATGACCATTTCAACTGACCTTTCTCTGTTAAATGACCCGCGACGACAGGCGCGGCTGTTGTACTGGCAGGGGTTCGCCGTGCCGCAAATCTGCGACATGCTGCAGCTCAAGCGCCCGACCGTGCAGAGCTGGAAACAGCGCGATGGATGGGAAGAAACCGCGCCGATTAACCGCATGGAATCGACGTTAGAGGCTCGGCTTATTCAGCTCTATGCAAAGCCAGACCTGACCGCGCATGACTTCAAAGTCGCTGATTTTCTGTCGCGTCAGATGGAGCGGCTCGCGCGCGTGAACCGCTACGGCCAGACTGGAAACGAGGTGGATTTAAATCCCAATATCGCCAGCCGTAACAAAGGGGATCGCAAAAAGCCGAAACGAAACTATTTCAGCGAGGAGGCCATAGAAAAACTGGAAGAGATTTTCTTCGATCAGTCTTTTGACTATCAGCTCCGCTGGCATAAAGCGGGGTTAGAGCACCGTATCCGCCACATCCTGAAATCCCGCCAGATTGGCGCGACGTTCTACTTTGCGCGCGAGTCACTTCTGCGCGCGCTTAAGACCGGGCAAAACCAGATATTTTTGTCGGCCAGTAAAACGCAGGCTTATGTGTTCCGTAAGTACATCATCGCCTTTGCCCGTCTGGTTGACGTCGACCTGTCAGGCGACCCGATCGTCATCGGCAACAATGGCGCTGAGCTGATTTTTCTCGGGACCAATTCCAACACCGCGCAGAGCCACAACGGCGACCTGTATGTCGATGAAATTTTCTGGATACCCAATTTCCAGAAGCTGCGTAAAGTCGCATCGGGCATGGCCTCGCAGTCACACCTGCGCACAACCTATTTTTCGACCCCATCGACGCTGGCGCACGGCGCTTACCCGTTCTGGTCAGGCGAGCTGTTTAACCGTGGCCGCAGCAACCGCGACGAGCGTGTCGACATCGATATCAGTCATCAGGCGCTCGCCGGTGGCGTGCTGTGCGGTGATGGACAGTGGCGGCAGATTGTCACCATTGAGGACGCGCTTGCCGGTGGCTGCACCCTGTTTAACCTCGACCAGCTTAAGCAGGAAAACAGCGCGGATGACTTCCGTAACCTGTTTATGTGCGAGTTCGTCGACGATAAGGCATCGGTATTCCCGTTCGAGGAGCTGCAGCGCTGCATGGTCGACGCAATGGAAGAATGGGATGACTTCGAGCCGTTCGCCGACCGTCCGTTTAACTGGCGACCGGTCTGGATTGGCTATGACCCGTCACACACCGGTGACAGCGCCGGGTGCGCGGTACTGGCTCCGCCGCTGGTTGCCGGTGGCAAGTTCCGCATCCTTGAGCGTCACCAGTGGAAAGGCATGGACTTTGCCGCGCAGGCCGAGGCCATCCGGGCGCTGACCGAGAAATACACCGTCGACTATATCGGCATCGATGCGACCGGCATCGGCCAGGGTGTTTACCAGCTCGTGCGCTCATTCTTCCCGGCGGCGCGCGCCATCCGCTACACGCCAGAAATGAAAACCGCAATGGTGCTGAAAGCAAAAGACACCATTCGCCGCGGGTGTCTGGAATACGACGCCGGGGCGACCGACATCACGCAGTCATTTATGGCAATCCGCAAAACCATGACCAGCAGTGGCCGCAGCGCGACCTATGAAGCCAGCCGTAGCGAGGAAGCCAGCCACGCGGATATCGCGTGGGCGACCATGCACGCCCTGTTAAACGAGCCGCTTTCCGCCGGTAGCGGTATGCAATCAAGTTCAATTCTGGATATTAACTAAGATGAAAAAACGCCAAAACAAACAGCTAAAACAGACCAGCACGATCGCCAGCGCGCCGCAGAAAATGGAGGCGTTCACCTTTGGTGAGCCGTCACCCGTTCTGGATCGCCGCGACATCCTCGACTATGTCGAGTGCATCAATAACGGCAAATGGTACGAGCCGCCGGTCAACTTCTCGGGACTGGCAAAAAGCCTGCGCGCAGCCGTACACCACAGCTCCCCGATTTACGTAAAGCGCAACATTCTGACCAGCACCTTTATCCCGCACCCGTTGCTGTCTCGTCAGGACTTCAGCCGCCTTGTGCTTGATTATCTGGTGTTTGCAAACGGCTATCTCGAAAAGCGCATGAGCGTGACCGGCCAGCTCATGAAGCTTGAAACCTCACCGGCAAAATACACACGCCGTGGCGTGGAGGATGGCGTTTACTGGTACGTGTCGGACTATACGCACCCGCATCAGTTCGCCCCCGGCTCGGTGTGCCATCTGCTTGAGCCCGATATCAATCAGGAGCTCTACGGGATGCCGGAATACCTGAGCGCGCTCAATTCTGCCTGGCTGAATGAATCCGCCACGCTGTTTCGTCGCAAGTATTACCAGAACGGCGCGCACGCGGGTTACATCATGTACGTGACCGACGCGGCGCAGAGCAGCACCGACGTCGAGGCGCTGCGCTCCGCGATGCGCGACTCGAAAGGGCTCGGGAATTTTAAAAACCTGTTTTTCTACGCCCCGAACGGGAAACCGGACGGCATTAAGATCGTGCCGCTGAGTGAAGTCGCCACGAAGGATGATTTTTTTAACATCAAGAAGGTGAGCGCCGCTGACCTGCTCGATGCGCACCGCGTGCCGTTCCAGCTCATGGGCGGCAAGCCTGAAAATATCGGCTCGATGGGCGATATCGAGAAGGTGGCGCGGGTATTTGTGCGTAACGAGCTGACGCCGCTGCAGGAGCGTTTCAAAGAAATAAACGACTGGCTCGGGATGGAGGTGATCCGCTTTAAGGATTACAACATCGAGACCGACTAAACCCGCCCAAAATGCCGCCTCCGGGCGGCACACCCTCAGAGCAAGCCAGACGCCACACACGCGACGCAAGCGCCCCGACATCAGCTTGACCAACTTCACATCACAGCGAGCCAGCATGACGCGCACAGACGCGCAAAATAAATCCCGTCACCACGTCTGGCGCGCAGTGCTATCCCCGCCTCGCCTGCGCGCTTAACGTGTGGCTTTTGATGCAGTTGTATTAAAAAGAAAAAGCCCACCAAGACTGGAGGGCTGTACAATTATAGTTCGTAAATTGCTCATGCAAATTCATGCGTTATGATGCAAAAAAACATTACTTTGCCTTCACAACCGGATGCGCGCGATCATGCCCACCGCCACGATGCTTAGAAAATATAACCTTTTCATTAGTAAAAGGTTTTTGACCATAAACACTGTCATAGTGGAAAAAAACTTGCGGAAGATTAGGCACACGGATGAATCCATACTTCATTTTAGTATCACCGATGACCCCAAAGACCCTTGTACTCACTGGATAACATAGTTCGCCACATTGCTTCACCAATTCGTCTGCTGTAGGGCGCTTAGAAGGATCCAATTTTAAACAGTCTTCTATAAGTTTGATTATTTCATTTGCCAATGGCGCATACTGTCTATTTGAAAATATAAAGTCTGGATAAGGTGCATGTGTACCAGAAAGTATATTTGGTATAGCCATATAACCAATACCAAAAGGGTATTTACCAGTAAGTATTCTGAACATCATCGCACCCAATGCCCAAATATCTGTGGGTTTCGAAACCTTACCTTGACTCTGAATGATTTCCGGAGCCATATATGGTAAAGCGCCGATAGCAGTTTGCGAAGAACTTATTGAATCTTGGCCATTTCTTGCAGCCTCATCGATTTCATCACCCGCCATCTTTGAGATGCCGAAATCCGTGATTTTTATCTCAGTAGCATTGATACCACCGCCGACCATTATATTTGAGGGTTTGAGGTCTCGGTGTATGACGTCAACATGGTGCGAAGCAGATAGAGCCTTAGCTAAATTATGAAATATTTTAGCAGTTAAATATGGATCAACACTTGTATAAGTATCTAAAATAGCCTTATCCAAGTCCACTCCATCAATAAACTCTTCCGTTAGAAATTCTCTACCTTCATCGTCAATGAAATAATCTAAGGTCTTCGCCACATTTGGATGGTTTACTCTTGAGGCTAGTATTGCACTTCTATGAAACCTTTTTTCTGCAGATTTATTTTTTGGAGTCTTGAGAGCCACATGCCTTGAAAGAATATTATCCTTTGCCAAATAAACTTTTTGCATCCCCCCCTCACCAATTTCTCTCAGGATTGTATATCTGCTAACTTGAGTTCCTTGAGTCAAATTTATCATAACACAACCTCCGGATGAGAAAGATCAAAAGTAATAAAAACCCTCTCTCTTCTTGGCCTAGACGATGCCCCCAATATAATGACACATGAATCAGGCAAAATATTATATTGCCTTGCAGTTATATTGTTCACATAAACCTCACCACTCAAGCTCGATATATAAAACTCTGATCCAGAATATTTAACCTCAACATTCCCGACACCTGAATTATTAAATATTGCGGATTTGTTTTTTGAAGAAACAATAATAGGAGAAGCATTATCAGCAATTAGCAATGCTCTATGAGAGTTGAAAAGAACAAATTTTTTAAGAGTTTGGCATACATGAGCCATGTCAGGCCTTTCATCTGGACTCGTATTTAAACATTGAAAAAATAATTCTTTTAGCTGTGCAGGTAACTGTATATTAGAGTTATCAAAAGGATTAGAGACTAATTTTTTTGGTAAAACACTCATTTCCGCTGGTATTGGTGTCTTAGCCAAAAACATTGCCGTTACAGCAAATGCATATGTATCTATGGATTTCGTAAACGCTACTTGATGTAAAAATAATTCAGGTGCAGCATATATGGGAGTTCCTTTGAAACCTATTGTATTAGCTTCTTCAACATTTCTAGAAAGTCCAAAATCATAAATTTTCACTACTCCCTCAGAATCAATTTTCATGTTTCCAGGCTTGATATCCCTATGAATAATGTCATGAAAATGTATCTCAGAAATACCTGAAGAAATTTGCCACAGAATTTTAATTAAATCTTCAGAATCTAATATCCTGTCCTGTATTTCCACCAATGAAGGCCCGTTAACGTACTCTTCAACTATTGCAATCCCATTACCCTGACAATTAATAACATCATAAAGCTCAACTACATGTTTCGATCTTAATTTCATTAAAGCTGATAACTCATCCTTCATTCGAGGAGAATCATCAGGGTCACTTATGGATTTTATTGCAACAAATCTTTCGAGATGAGTATCCAAGCATTTGATCACGCAACCAAATCCTCCTGACGACTCTTCTTCAGTCCTCTTATACCTTGCCGGGAGAGTAAAATCAGTCATCTTTATCTCCTTTTGTGGAGTTTTTCTCAGAGAATGAAATATCTAATTGTGAAATGTTTTCCAACTTGTCATTATTATTGGCTTCTATAATTTTCCTTTCTTCATCGCCTTTCATATTAGTGATTTTTTTCTTTGCCCGGGTTTTCCTTTTAGATACATCTTTTTTACTGGCAATTTTATTGTTGCATTCTAAATCAGTATCTTTACTATCACCAACATTTTTAACAGGAACAGAGTTAGAAACATTTAGCGGTGCAGATTGCACACTAATTACTTTCATTTCACCAAAAGGATCCCATAAATTAATAACATCCCCAGATGAAACATCCAACGCACTCAGTATATTCGCAATTTCAACTACCGCAATTGATGCATTATCAAAACCACCAAACCAACTAGCTAAGTCTATAACTCTCTTAGCAAACACACCCGTATTGTTAGAATGAGAATATAGTTTTCTCAAATTATTACTATCGATGGTATGAGCACCATCTGAAGTTAATGCAACCACTCCCCCAGGGGAAAGTCGAATATCGTGAAAATGTATTTCCAGAACACCATCAAGACCTATAAACTGTACTAACTCGCCACCTAGCCTAGAATCAATAGCACCTGACTCACTGCCAAGATATTCATTGTATTTTTTTGCCAATACAGCTAACGTATCATCTTCACTAATTTGGCTTATGCGCTCAGCGTTAATGGAATATATACGACTATCGCCGACATTTATTGCGGTAATGTTATCAGACTCATCAACAGCCAAAGCTGATAATGTAGCTCCACCGTTACCTTTATATACATTCAAAACTGATTCATTTGCTTTTAAAACGGCTATTTCAAGACATTGCCTAATTGGCAAACCTGAATGTTTAATTATCTCAGTAAAAAAGGTTGATACGGTCAGTGAAGCAGCATTAGCCCCCCCTTCCATTCCACCCATGCCATCGGCTAAAGCGATGACAATCATGTCCTTACTCTTACTAAAAGGACGAAATTTTAATACAGCCACCCGGTCTTGGTTCTCTTTCCTGACTAGACCTATGTCTGTAGCAATAGCTGCAGGTAGCATAGACACTCTTCGCACTGATGAAGCGATATTTTTTCTATGCAACCAAGCGTGTATCTGTTCATGAAGGATCTCGTAAGAGTCTCGACTCACAGCGCCTCCTCAAGCAAGCATTTATCCGAAGCTATAGATTACAAAACACTAACGGCGATTCCTAGCATTAACCACTCAAATTCATTAGAAAATTTATGTAGTACAGTTAGTTGAATATTATTGGGATGGCGAATACTAAGCCTCTGACCAATCTGATTTCAATATCACTGTTACCCCGGTCTCCGATTCACAGCATCTAGTGATACAAAATCTTACTTCGAACTATGTGTATCGTTGATTTGTCGGAAATCCCGGCCACTCATCAGCAACCGGATACGTAAATTTTTGCCCGTCATATGTCAAAACCGCCCCGCGCGCCAGCACCTCAAGCTCCCAACGTTTCGGCAAAATGTTGTGTTGTAAAAGATCAAAGTGGATTCGCGGTATTAGCGAACGCTCGGATTTTGTCAGCCTGCCTGATGGAGCTGCGTCATGCAGTTTTAAAGGCTCCCTGCTTCTTTGCTGTCGGTTTTGCTGCTGCGCTCCTTCTTTTAATGCGCCCCTGAGCACCTTCATGACTTCAGGGTCATCCCATACAATAACTCCATCAACAACAAGATTGAGCACCGCTGCGGCTTGCTCAGACGGTGTGGGGGTCATAACTGGGTCGCCACCGCCGGTGAGCTTTCCACAGTTATTGACAGGACTCCGAGGCGCGGCAGAGCCGCTTTTTAAGGTCAAAGGCTCAACGGCCAAAACCTTTGGAACGATGCGCCATTCGGCTGTTCGGGTTACATGAACACGGTGAGCCCCGAGATGAGGGGCATAAATACCGACCACCCTCTCGATATCTTCTTCGTACTCATTAACCTCATCCGTCACCTTACGGGCGACCCTGACGGCCTGAGCATCACGCGGCATGTTTGCCCCGCCCTGCGCGATGATATACCGCTCAAAGTCACCCTCATCTGCAGCTGCTCGCGCGGCCTCGACCCTGTCGTCAAACTCGCAGGCAATACTCACCCCACGCGGCAGTTTGCGCAGTTCCCGGTAAGCGCCCATCGTCGGGAGACCAATCGGTTTAAACTGAGGGATACGCCATGTTGACGCCCAAGCGGTGACGGCTGCGGCAGTATCTTTCAGAGGCTTGCCTGTGTCGTGATCGAGCTGGCCGTCGAGCGCGTAACCGTCGATATTTTTTGCAATGTATTTAGCGATATAACCCGCCGCTCCGCCCTGATTAAGATGACGGGATTCAAAGCGCTGTTTTGCCGCGCCCTTTTCGTGTCCGTCCTCTTTGAGGGCATAACGACGCATAATTTCGTTGATGGCTTTACGCTGACCGGGTTTGCAAAACAGCATCATGTGCCAGTGTGGCGTTCCGTCGTGGTGCGGCTCGACAACGCGCATCCCGTAAACCTCTAAATCGTTATCCTTGAACGCGGTACGCATCAGGCTCCAGATTCGGCAGAGATAGCGCTGGCCGTCTTTGGGGGTAAATGCGGTGTCGTTCCAGCCATGATTGAGCTGTACCGTTTTGCTTTCGCCTTTGCCAACTTGACGGGTTGGGTGATACTTCGAGGGTGTGGTCAGCGTGATAAACATCCCCACGTCACCCACACTGGCCGCGTAGCGCTCAATCCCGGCGATAGTATTCATCAGCTCCATGCGGCGTATTTCAGGGTTAGAAATGCTGCCCATGACCTTACTGATGAGATCGATACGTTCGCCGGTGACTTTGTTTTCCAGCTCGCAGGATTTCAGGTATTCGAGATTAGCCAGGCGGCGCGCGTGAACATCGCGGATCGCCATTTTACTTGCGTAAGGTGAACGGTCTTTGTTGACCTCACCTGCTGCGATGAGCAGCGCTTCACGCCAGCGCATCCGCTGAGCCTTGAGCTGGTTGCCCCACCACTCGTCTTTAATAAGTCGTGAAATAGCGGAAAATGCCATGCGGATCGTCATCTGACCCTTACGGTATTTTTTCCAGTACATAGGGGTGATGTTAAATGCGCGAGCAATACCGGCCACTTGCCCGTATAGGTGCGACTGAGCTTCATCGGTGAAAAGTGTCTCTTTCCCGCCGTGAGCCTCCGCCCATGCGTCGCTTAACTCCTCATATTTGCTCCAGAGCTGAGAGGCAATTCTGGCAGCAAATTTCCTGAGCTCTTTGTCGTTCAGATCCGGCAGGCGTGCATATTCATCCCGCGCAGACAGAAAACCAATCGAGGCGGATTCATTCATCCCGCACAGCTCATTAACACGCTCAAGACGCGGCAGCAGCTTGCGCTCAAACGTGTTTTTAAGGAAATACAGCCCACCCAAAGGGCTCTTTTTACGGCGGATGAAGTTATAACGCGATGTAAACAGCGTTTGCAGGAAAAACGGCAAACGGTCAATACGGTTTAAAACACCTTGCACCTGACGGAGTTCGGCACGTGTAAGGGGTCTGTCGCGGCCAATGGCCTCTTTGGTGACGTTATTCCAGGGATAAGCACCAACGAATGAATCACTGGTGCCCTTCAAAACTGGTGGTGGTGGCGAGGGGGCAACACGCCCCCGAGGTTCGTTGGACATATTATTTAAAAGCGTCCAGACATTGCTTCCCCATGCGTTCAATCCGAGCTTCCAGAGCTGAGAAGCCGGTAAGATCGCTGGTCAAAAGATCATGCAAAACCAAGCCTGAGATAAGCTTAGGGATAGTTGGGTAGTAACCCACAACATCTAACCATTCCTTACCTTCATTCTTCCCAGATGTAGCGGTCTTTTTTTCCTGCAAAATGAATTGATAGCGGTCACTGGTGATGACGAATTGGTTATTAATCTCGATGTGTATGCTCATTTTTGCTTCCTGTTAACAGTGGTTAACCAGCTCTACCGAAAATTGAGTTGTGTAACTTTTCCGACTCCTGGCCTAATAACTCAATAATCTCGGTGCGATTAAGTTCTGACTTACTGATGTACGCGATAAGCCCATCAAACTGAGAAGAGAAACGAGTCGCCAAGTCGCGCTGTGCCTCGCTTACTGCCTGCGCCAGATGTGCCGAATACATCCCCCGCTGCGCTGTATTTTGTTTTTGCATTTGCCTATCTCCGGGCAAAAGGAGTCCCCACGCTGTATGGCGCGTAATAAAACGAATCCAGATTAATTAATGTAAATACTGCTCAGGTTTTACCGAGGTTAAAATAGTTGGTGCGTACTCAAAAAGGCTGAACAGCTCTCGCAGAGCGCGGAAAAGTTTGTCACGCCAATAACAGTCCTCTTCATTTAAACGCCAGTGCGGCATCATAAATTCCTGTTCTGTCAGTCCCGCATGAAGGAACAATGAGCGCCTTTGGCTAACGGTCAGGCGACTGATGAAAGTTGCTTTTGACGAGCCAATTTGGCGGTGCCGGGCAAATGCAGTTCTCAATTCATCAAGCGCACAAACAAGACGCTCACGATCGGCTTCAGCCATTTCCTCTAAGCGCATCACAGAGTGGCGCTGTTTTAATTGAGCGTGGAAACAAACCGTAAGACGCTCCCGCTCCATCATCTGATTGTAAAAATCGCAAGTGTCCTGCCAGCGAGGCTGAGCCAGATACTTGCAGACCAGACCGCGAAGCGCTGTTGGTTGTTTCTGGATCACGTCCAGTGTCATTACCGTCATAACCACAGTCCTCTCTTTTTGACCAGGCGGCGAAGCTTCTCGATAACGCCCGGCTTTCGGGTTCGGATGATTATGCCCTTGCGGCCGCGACCGTGAGTGATGGTGAAGTTGATCGGATTAGGGTTTTCTCTTCGAAGCAACTGTGCAATACAGCGAGGCTCTTTCATAAATTCTCCTTAGGGAGTCGGGTTTTAACCATGCCCGACACATGGCCTTGTGATAGGATCGAATCGCCAAAAACAAGCCAATCACATGAGGTATTTCATGACTAATCAACAAAATGAAGAATTAATTGCCATTCTAAAATCAGCCATTTCATTGGTTAATTCTTCCTCTGATGCGATCTCTAATCGTGAGAAGGCTGAGGAAATCAACAAACTGTCAGTCCAGTTGAGAGAGGCAATTCAATCTAAAATGCCTTTCACGCATAAAAGCTTCTTAGATATCAACTAAGCTCAAATACTGGTGGGGTTTGCCATAGCCCCACGTTCTTTTGCTAAAAATTCCAGATACAGCCCTGCAATCTCCTCATAGGCAACATCAAGTTCAAAAACCTCTCCAGACGTAAGATGCACCTCAACTTTGTCGGCTGTTTCAGTGCGCTCACGGATAGCGGCCACGCTTTTTAAGTCGATCAGCACCCGCATACCATTAGTGATATGACGAATGCAGCCATGCTTTATTGGTTTAGACATGCTATTTCTCGATTGAATTTGAATGGATTAGATGAATCTAATTACCGTGATGGTTGCCCTAAGCCGAGCCACATCAACCAACCATCGCGAATCTCTCTAGGACGGCTCTCATATGCCATCTTCATACCGTTGTTCCATGCTGGAAGGTAGACCCAATACTCCCCAGCTCTTCCAGTAGCAGATTGTGGGTCGGTCATTTCAATGATTGGTAATTTTCCTTTCTCAATCATCCCTTTTACGGCCGCCGGGGTTTTACCTATCAGGCGTGCAAACTCCTGATATGGAACTGCGTCAGTTGCGCTCTCTAACGTCTTCTTCATCTGGTACACTTCTCCGTTAGCGTTTTAATTGCTCTTAATGGCTTATAATTGCCTTTAGTGTAACTACGAATGCAAAACAATAGACACCTTGAACATAAAATTACGCAATAGGAGTAATCATGTCAATACACGTTTCAGAGAAGCTAAAGCTCATGCGGGAGTCAGAGAGGTTAAACCGTAGGGAAGTCAGTGACTTGACTGGCGTTCCTTATAGTTCACTTTCGAGCTACGAAAGCCGCTCCAAAAATGCAGGTGTGGAATCCATAATGAAAATTCTCCAGCACCCTCGTTTCACGAAATACACCATGTGGTTTATGACTGATCAAATAGCACCTGAAGCTGGGCAAATTGCACCGGCTCTCGCGCACTTTGGGCAGCAGACAACAACGTCACCCCACTCAGACCAGAAAACTGGCTAACCATTTACGGCGCTTTTTTGTGCAGCAAATGCACAGTGAGTTTTTGCTATTTAAATCAGGAAATTGAAGTACGCAGTTACATCATCGGGAGGCTTTATGTCTGTTAAAAAGCTCGATGATGGTCGATATGAAGTGGACATTAGACCGAGCGGGCGTAACGGAAAACGCATCCGTCGGAAGTTCGACAAGAAAAGCGAGGCGATGGCTTTTGAAAAGCATACTCAATATAACCATCACTCAAAGGAATGGCTTTCAAAACCAACGGACAAACGCCAATTGTCGGAACTGAAAGAGTTATGGTGGAAGCTGAAAGGTAAACATGAGGAGCACGGTCAATCGTATCTCAGGAAAATTGAGCGTTTCGAAACGATGACCGGTAACCCATGCGCTTTCCAGATCACCAAGAGCCTGATAACGCAATATTGTGCTCAACGCCGGGCTGAAGGTATTAAGCCAACTACCATCAACCGCGATCTGATTACATTAGGTGGGATGTTTACTACCCTGATTGAGTCAGAAATGTATAACGGCGAGCATCCGTTTAGAGGGTACAAAAAACTGAAAGAGCAGACTGCCGAAACGGGCTATCTCACTCTTGAGGAAATTGAAGCCTTGCTGGCAGCGCTATCAGGAGATAATCGTAAAATTGCCGTCTTGTGTCTGAGTACCGGGGCAAGATGGGGTGAGGCTGCAAGGCTGAAAGCGGAGAACGTGATTCATAACCGGGTGTCTTTCGTTAAGACGAAAACCAACACACCGCGCACGGTCCCGATCTCTGATGACGTTGCGGCTTACGTAGTCGGCAAAGCACGAGGCTTTCTGTTTCCTGATGCCAGTTATGCTGAATTCAGGCGAATCCTCAAAGAAGTTAAGCCCGACTTACCGGCGGGGCAAGCAACACATGCGCTACGACACTCTTTCGCCACGCACTTTATGATTAACGGGGGCAATATCATCACACTGCAGAGGATCTTAGGTCATACGAAAATTGCGCAGACAATGGTCTATGCGCACTTCGCTCCTCAGTACCTGCAGGACGCGATTTCGCTTAACCCGCTGAAGGGTGCTAATGGTGGTAAGAGTGTCCACAATGTGTCCACACCCTAGCCGCTTTTTATGGCTTTTGGCTGCTAGTAGTAAAACGTGAAGCCTTGTCTGGCGCGGCTTTCCAGCTACGCCAGACATTAAAAAGGCTCCCTCAGGAGCCTTTCAAACCATCAATGCAGCGACGCTAGCCTCGCCGCAAACCCGACAAACAGCAGCCCTATCAGCCCGTTTCCCAGCTTTGCCAGTTTCTTTTTCGTTTTCAGATAACGCGTGACAAACGCGCCTGAGAAGATCAGGAAGCTCATGTACATAAAGCTTATCAACTCCAGCGTCGTCGCGAGGATCAGGAAAGAAGTTCCGGTACTCTGCGCATTCACGTCAATGAACTGAACGAAGAACGATACGTAGAACAGAATCGCTTTGGGATTGGTCAGGCTTAATACCAGCGAACGTTTCATGATCATACTGGCCGGTTCGGGGCCGCTCTCATTCGCATTTTTCTGGCGGTTCACCACTGACCAGAGCATTTTGCCGCCCAGCCAGAGCAGATAGAAGGCCCCGAGATAGCGCACGATATTAAACAATACCGGCGTGGTCTGGATTAATGCCGCGACGCCCGCCCAGGCCAGAAACATCAGCACCGCATCGCCGATAAATACGCCCGTGGCGGCAAGATACCCTTTTTTAACGCCGTGACCGATCCCGGTTTTGAGCACAAACAGGGTATTCGGCCCTGGCACCAGCACGATAAAAAACGCGCCGACAACATACGTCCAGAAATTCAGTACGCCAAACTCCGCAAACACTTCTCCCTCCTTTTGCTAAACACAACAGGAATATCGCTGCAAATACGCTATTCCTAAAAAATCAGACGCTATAAAAT